ATTGAGAGAATTGTAGAGTTTCTTTTTAAAATACTCCACATCCTTAAGTTCGCCAAGGTTCTGTCCTCCAGGCAGAGTCGTGATCTCAGTACCACGTCCACCCTCTCTACGAGGTAACCAGAAATCCTCTAGCATACTCATGTGCTTTTTGTCGTCACGCATCTCACCAGTGTTTGCGTCATACACTAGCTTATTACGATAGCGACTCATAACATCACGAAGATATTGTTCCGCTTTTACCTTAGGTAGATTGCCAACATCAATGTAGAAAATTCTACGCTCAGGAGCACGGGACAGTCTGTAGATAACAAGACTATCTTCGATCATTCTTAATTGATTAAGAGACTTGATTGCCTTATGAAGGAAACCAAGAGTCATTCTTTTGTTTAAATCTTGTAGTCCAGATGGGCAGAAAGTAATTGAGTCTGTCGCCATCTTGATACCTTGAGACAGTGACATATCGCCAACTGGTCCCAGTACACCACCTTTATAAAATCCTTTTGGATTGTAAAGATAGTAATCAACAAACGTTCCGTATTCATACTCAAGCGCAGTGCCTTTTATTGCTGCACGAGCTAGAGAGTCTTTCGGTTTATTGTCAACTTTTTGACGGACCTTCTTGATCTTCATTGGATCAATGTAACGAAGTTCCGTAATACCTTTCTTAGGATTATCTAGATCGATAACCTTGTGATAATATAGTCTTCCGTCAATGTACCAAGATCTGACAATCTCATGAGCACGATTGTCAAAGTTTAACAAACGTTTGATGTACTCAAACTCATCACGAATTTTTCTTTTAATACTCATGCCAGCATCTAGACCATCTAGATTAACTTCGACAGGAGTATCGTGAGCATCACTCACAATAAATTCGTTGACTACTTCGTCAACTGCACTATCAACCTCAGGGTGTAGTGCCATATCACGGTAACGACGGATCATCTCAAACTCATTACGAGCTTGATTATCCGTGTCTACATATGTCCCATAGTAACCACCTGCTGCTACGGCAATTGCCTCATCAGCATTAGGAGGGACAGGGGACTGACCCTTCTGACCCTCCTTGCGATTAATTTGGAAGCCAAATAACTGACTCATGATTACTTAATCAATGTGTGCTTCCTACTATTTATCACTCTACTGTACGTTGACTTGCGCCCTCGCTTTGCTTGTTACCTCCGCTCGCCTTAGCATCAGAAGGTCCAGCAGTAAAGAATGAATACTGCCACTCAACTGTAAACTCAGAAATCTGATCATTGCTGTCATAAGCAAGATCAATTTGTGATACGTTAGTTGGGAAGCAATGATGTAAATGGTAAGTTCTAATAGAAGAACCACCTTCGGTATCATCCTTTTCTAGTTGTGTGACAAATAGATCTGCCATATATCCATTCGCACCCCTGTTAGGGAGGAATCTTCTAGCACTATTTGCTTCATGTAGGTTTAGATCGTTTGCCCAATCTTCAAAGAATGCACGGATTTCCATGTTCTTATCTGCAAAGAAAGTTGCAGTCCATGTATCGAAGGTGCGATCACCTGCGATTTTAACTGTTCTTCCTCTGAAAGGAACTTCGATAACACCTAGGTTAGAACCAGGGAGTGCTGCAGACTTACAAAGAATGTTTGTAAGATCTGTGTCTCCTTCCATGCCCGCAGGGAATTGAATATCCACTGAGAACATATTGGGCTTAATGCCCTGACTAATAGTTTGGAGAAACGTTGAAACGTTATTCGTTGCCATTTGTTTTACCTCGTAATTTTTTCTCTATTATTAATTATCAGCGACCTACGACTTCACTGAATTCAACACCAGTCTTCGTTGCTGTAACAGTAACGGTAACGTAGTTAATAGAGCGAGTAGGTTTGACGAAAATTTCGGCAACAAACTCATTTCTATCAATGACTTCAGGAGTGTTATTTGTTTCGTCACAAACAACTAGGTAATCAGTAACACCTCTGCGTGCTTGAACTTCAGATAGATATCCACTCAATGCGGCATTGAAACCAGAGCGAGTGACGCTATCATTCTGTTCAAAGAGTACGCCTTCTGCAAGACCTCTTGCTCTCTTCTCAATATTGAGGAAGAGACGGCGAACGTTGATTCTGTCAAATGCGGATGGAGAAGCAAGTGCTGTCTTGTCACCGAATAAGATTGGACCAGAACCAGGGAATGCAACAACAGGATTAATTGCTGCAGTGTACAGATCGTCTCTTGCTGCCTTGTTAGGATTGAATGCAAGTTTGACGACATTCTGCAAACCACCTCTAGAGGTTCCTGCTGGAGAAATCCAGTCATCACCGATTGTAGAAGTAGAAACACAGAGACCAGCAATATCACCGTTACAACCGATGTAACGATACTTATCGTTAAAGCGATCATAGACATACTTGATTCCACTGTCCTTGACAACGTAAGAACTGGAACCAATATTAGAGAAGAAATCGATTGTGTTTTCTAGTTGTGCAGCAGGTGTGAGTGCAGCATTACCAGATGTTGCAACTTGATTACCATTCCATGGAGAAATGAATGCAATGCAATCTTTTCTCGTGTTAGCAACAGCAGCAACTGCGCCTGCCTTGGTTAGGGTATCTGCTTCAGATCCCATAGAACCACCCATGATAACAAAGTCAATTGAAGTTTCTTCTGTATCTTGGAACAATGTATATGCAGCGGAGACTTCTCCAGCAGTATATGCATAGTCATCAACACCACCAGATAGTGCTCCACCTGCAGTTCCTAGAATTCTTGCGATGCTTACAGGAGCAGCAGCAGTAGCACCATAAGATGCAGCAGTTGCACCAGGGTCAGAACCTAGAGTTGTGAACTCAGCAGAAGTTAATGCAGAAGCATAGATGTAACTAGAAAACTCATTTACATAATCCTTCCAATATGTGGAAGCACCTTCAGGTGACTTACCATCAGATAACTTGGAAAGATAGAGTAGTCTTTCTACAACTGTGTTTGTGCTCTCGTCAATAACAGCAACATGAACTTCATCATGCTTAAGATGACGCTCAGAAGCAAAAGCAGAAGTACCAGGACGAGGACCGATATTCTTGTATGTTAAACCTGTCGAAGCAATTGCAGTTGCGTTCCAACTAGAGTTAGAGAATGCAACAGCAGTGTCGCCAGATGCAGGAGTAGGAGCAGCAGAACCTTCGATGATTCTAACAGTGTTAGCATCAACAACTTCTACAACTTCATGTCCAACTGCAGCATCGTCAGTGTATGTACCACCAACAGAAAGACCGTGACCAGATTTGGTGATGGTGTAATCAGCACCACGGTCGATGATTACAACACGTAAATTGTTGCCATCAGCACCAGCATTTCTAGCAGCGAACTTTTCAGAAGAACCTGCACCTGCTTCGTATGCTTCTTTAGATCCAATTAGGACTGCTGAACCATCTAGGGTTGCGTTTAGTACACCAGTTTCTGCACGGACAACAGCGAGTTGACCACCGTAACGGAGGAACTCTGATGCTACTAACCAGTCTGCTGCGTTTGCCTCAGCTGGTGCTCCGAAAGTATCAATGAGTTCTCTTTCGGATCCGATATTTACGATTTTGCCTACGGGTCCACTACGAAACGAAGAAGCAAAAGCACCACGAAGTGCAGATACTCCAGTTAGAACAGCAGTGGATAAATCACGTTCTCTAATAACAACACCAGGCGAGACTTGACTTGCCATTTTTTTACCTCTTAGATATCAAATTTATCTAAAAGTATTTAGAAATTCCTATTGCTCAAGAGGGGAAACAATGCATGAACAACCTACCAGTCTGGATACTCGTAATCTGACAGTGGTCCTTTTCCCTTTCTATTATTTAGAATTCTCTTGACCGTACAATCCTTGCATTCGTATGAATATGCTGACGGTAATCCTCTCTTGGATTTCCTAGTCATGTAGAAATCTTCAATTAGGTTTTTCTTCTTTCCACATGCGCGACATATCCTTTCTTTGAAAAGAAGGTGTTCCAGACTGAACTGATCCCCAATATCCATCAGTAGTTCCACATATAACCGACTTCTTCTTGCTTGTCTCCATACGCCCACAGATCTCCGTCAGCGTCCATGAAGGTATCGTCGCCCATACCATCATCGATAAACCCAAAAGGAGCCATGTCCTGTTCGATTTGGTTTCGTTGTTCTTCATAAATTCTCCTTCTGATGTCCTGGTCGGTCATCTCTTTAAAGTATTCCTGCATGACTAACCATGCAAATAATACCATGCACATTACCAAATCGTCATGGTATCCTTCATCTGCTTCCCACGCCTGTTTCTTCTGTACAAATGTAGTTAGCTCTTGGAAGATCTGGAAGTCATTAAACAATAACTTGTCTTCCTCAATAATTGCTTTAAGGTTAGCGCAACCAATCTTCTTAACGGTCACACTCATCTTAACACCTAGTTGGGTTTTTGATCCTGAGAATCCTTGTCCAACGACTTGTCCCGCTCTACCACGCATAGCGCACATAAGGACATTAGGATATTCCAAATCGTAGTTAAGAGTAGCAGCGATACTATCACCGATATCATTTACTTCTACCAGAATGTATGGGTTATTATATTCCTTCGCTACCTGGAAGATGACGGAGGGAAACAATACAGGCTTAATCTCATTATTTCTGTACTTCGCAACGATCTGATACGGCATACTGGTGATATCAAACACGATGAAAGCACTATAGTCGCCGCCAATTCCTCTGGCAACATCAACAGTAATAATATATTCGTGATCTTTTTCTGCTCTCTTATATACGTCAAGTCCTGCATTGCTAGCTATGGGGTCATGGAATGGAATTGTTTGAAGTTTTGCTGGACTAATCAATGTGTCAGCAGAACCGAGGAAGTCACACTCAAATTCCTGTGCGAACTGTCTTGGTGACGTGTTCTTAATTGTTTCTTCTTTCCACTTGGCATCCCTTCCTGGGACCTGCGACCAGTGGACTTCGTTGGTTACATAATCATTCTTACCTCTCCTAGCATCCTCCCACATTTTGTAGAAGTGATTCATGCCGTTAGGCGTAGAGATGATAATTACTTTCGTTGATTTACCAGACGTAATAGTAGGATAAACAGAGGCAAAGAATTGCTCTGCAACATGGTTTGGAACGAACGCAAATTCATCGAGGAAGAGGATATTGAACGACATGCCTCGGACAGCACTTGCAGATGTAGAAGCAGCCAGAATCTTTGATCCATTTTCAAGTTCGACATTACCTTTGTTCCATACGAGAATACCATGTTGCATCCACTTGGGCAAGTTCTCGTAAGCAAGTTGTAACCTACCTAGTAGCTCCCTAGCGGTGGAAGCTTTGTTTGCAAGGATACCAATATTAACACTATCGTAAAAGATAGCATAGTATAATAGATAAGCGACGACTGTAGTAGATTTACCAGTTTGTCTAGGAAGTTTTGCAATGTTGAACCTGTTTTCATGGAAATCACGCAGAATTTCTTTTTGAAAATCATACATGCTGAAGGGAACCAAACCCTCATCCAGCGAGATGATTTTGATATAGTTCATCGCAAAGTAGATTGGATCATTCTTACACTTGATCCACTCGTTAATCTGCTCTTGCGTAAATTGTATTGGGGTTCCCGCTTTCTTTAGATTCGGGTTCCCCAAATATACATCGTTAGTAGACACAACAAAATTCTAGTTCACCACTAGTATTTAGAGATCAAGATCTCCTAGTCTTTTATTTGTATCTGCCATAGCGTCTCTTTTGCCTTTGATCATACCGTCAATAAAACCAGCACGGTACTCCCATGTCTGTCCACCAGTATCACCTTTCTTAGGATTGATACATTGATGATTGCCAAGTTTATTACAAACTAAACCAGCAAGATCTAATTCACTATCCTTTGTCTGAGCACCTGTGCCCCTCCAAACATGTTGTCCGTTAATCCAAGTCGCCCCGCACTTCTCACACTCTTTCCTCTCTAACTTAAAATCCGAAAAAGATTGATCAGGATCGGTCATTCTTCTTTAGCTCCTTAATTACTTTGTTGTACTCAGGTAGGTCTTTAATAAGTTGTTGTTCCAACTTACGACGTAACAACATCATCCTAAAACGGACCCACGCATAACGCAACTGAAGGTCTAGGTATGCAAATAATCGCATCGTTTCTTCTACACCTGCATATGTAATGCATAGAATAACGACAGCGATTACAACATAAAATCCTATCATATATGTTACACTCAGCTACAATACAATTATACCGTATGTAGGAAAAAATAGTGTAACGAATAATTAAGATTTATTCGATATGTGTAAAGGTGTAGTCAGCAAGCATCGAAAACAATTGCTGCTTCATGTGTCTCAGGTATTCTTGCTCCTCAGCAGGACGTGCAGGAGAACCTGGCCAAGTCTCCAAAGCGTAACATATGACTGCATACAAAGACTTGACATCATATATTCCCAGTTCTACCTGACAACACCATTCTTCATCATAATCGTGGTCTGGATTTAATTCGCTACCCGTACTCATTCGGTTAACGTGCCATGAGCACGACGAATCTCCCTAAGATCTTCAAAATTTTTCTGCTTAGTTCCACCATCATATGCCCATGCATATCCTTCTTCAATCATTTGTTCGTTAAGAGATAATGCAGAATCTCCTATGTACAACCAACCGAGTAAGCGACCATACTTGCCGACACCACCAACCAACTCAGTGCGAATAACAAGATCGTCATCCCCACTAATGGCACCATCCAACTTCTCTTTGAGCCAATTCGTCGCATGAATACCTAGCTCCTTTTCCTCAAGGTTTCTAGTTCTCTTCTCTGGCGTGTCCACACCAGCAACTCTAACTCTCTCTTTTTTATAAAGGTCAAAACCGAGATCAATTGTGACATCGATAGTATCTCCGTCCAACACTTTATCTATCGAAATCACTCTAAAGTTGTAACAAGACTTACGACTCGGGGGTGTCATCGCTCCCATGCTGTTCTGCCTCCATGGCATCAATACTTAGTATATATTTAATTACCCATGCAACTCCTATCAGGAGAATGATTAAACTGATGACAATACTCCATGTCACATCATTGTAATCATTTAGGGGGCGGAGGAGGAGGTTCATTCCAATATCCTTTCATATCTTTATATCTAGGGTTGGTCGTAGCTTCGTGATGACAC